TAAATCTTGAATCAATAAAAGAAAATGTGGCGAATATAATAATAAAAAATAACAACGAAAAACTAAATGATCTCATGATGAAGCAATTAATGAAGTATGTTGCGAAAGCATCGGGAGTTAATGAAAAAATATTCTATGGAGGATGACTCATGATTATGAAATTTATTCAAAAACTTGATGACTCAATAAAAGACTGCACCAAGGAATTTATACAAATGATGGACGAAATGCTAGAAAGATATAGAGAAGATGAATCAATAGTATTTGATAGCGTTGGTATAACAAAAAAGGACTATTATAGAGTGTGTTTTACAAAAATGCAGTTTCTCAAAGCTTTGGACTTTTACTTAAAAGAAAGAAGACGGGAATTCGATAGGGAAATGAAATTAGGAATAGAATAGAGGTGTTAAGGTGAACGAAATAAGTAATAAATATGGCTATAAGATAGACTTCCCAGCATACGTAGATCCGTTTGATGTGTTAGAAGCATGCGGCGCAGGATTCAACTTTGAACAAGTTGTTCAGTATGTGAAGGAACTCGTGTGGAGAAATGAGCAAGGATGCTCTCAAGCAATGAGGGACGATTGAATGGCGAATGAAATCTTGTTGTCAAAGTTACCGACAAGAATAAAGAATCTATTATCATATGAAGGAATAAATAGTATAAATGATCTTGCTTCTTTAACCGAGAACGATCTATCTAGAATGCCGGACATAGGAAATAAATTTATTAATCACATTAAAGAATATTTAGCGTGCATGGGTTTTAAGTTAAAAGACAATAGTTAATACAGTCAATTGATGGCATTATATATTTTAAAATATCGTATAATTTATTTACTTTTTAAACGGAGATATCAACCATGAGTAACGAAACAAATTTACAAACAAAAGGAACATTTTCATTAAGCCCGCGAAATCTAGAAGAGGCTATTCATTACGCGGAAATAATGGCGAAAAGTGTAATTATTCCTAAAGCTTATCACGGAAAACCTGCTGATGTTTTGGTTGCTGTTCAAATGGGATCTGAGATTGGTTTAAAGCCCATGCAATCTTTGCAAAACATAGCTGTTATTAATGGAAAGCCATCTGTTTATGGAGATGCACTAATAGCCTTAGTACAAGCTAATCCTAAATTTGAAAATATAAAAGAGTATTTTGACGAACAATTGCAGGCCGCAGTATGTGTACTGAAAAGAATAAACGAAAGCGAGCATACTGTCATCTATAGCATAGAAGACGCTAAAAAAGCATCATTATGGAATAAGCCCGGGCCATGGCAACAATACCCAAAAAGAATGCTGCAAATGAGGGCTAGGGGATTTGCGTTAAGAGACAAGTTCGCTGATGTTCTGGGTGGGCTAATTACGGCAGAAGAGGCGCAAGATTACCCTATAGATGTTACTCCAAATCCAAGAATGGTAACTCAAGTTGTTGAAGATGATAAAGTCATTAATCAGGAAGTCAAGTACGAAGAGAAAAAGTCAAAAGATTGGGAAAACATTGATGAGATTTATGCTTACGGAATTAATTACAGCGCTTTGCTGATAGATGCCAAAACAATAGAATCTCTAAGAGAAACTTATTCTGAAGTAAGGGGGAAATTGTCGCCGTTTATGAAAGAATATTTGCAGGCAAGAAAGACATTAGAAGAACTTACAGAATTGTGTAAGAGGCTATCTAAGAATTTTGAAGAAGAAGTAAATAACCAGAATTAATTTTATGAAACCTAAATTGGGAGATAAGTAATGAATAGAGCATTTTTAACCGGAAGAATAGAGAGTTTAAAAGAAATTAATGTAGATGTTGTTAGCATACAGCTTGTAACATCGCATAAATGGGTAGATAAACTTAGTGGGGAGAAAAAAGAAGAGAAGGAGCAACACACGGTAATTTTCTTTAATAAAATGGCGCATATAATTAAAAAATATTCTAGAATAGGAATGATAATTTTAGTGGAAGGATATATAAAGACTGGCAAAGAGACTAAGAGGAGTGATGGGGTCGTGTATATCAATAAGGAAATACACGCTAAATCGATTGAATTTATGGAACCCGTGAGAATTGACGGGAATATTAAATAACAGGAGACCGTAAATGTCGTGGACAGATTTTTTTTTGGTACCGTTTAATGTAGCATTAAATAGAGGTAGATCGGTAGGGTCAGCGGTAGGAATTAAAGCATTTTCTGAAGATTTCGATAATCATTCAGCTAAGAGTTTGAGGGATGATATTTTATCTACTATTGAAGTTTATTTGTATAAAAACACTACAGAGCAACTGTGTGAGATGATATTTGGAGACGATTACAGCATAAACTTGGAAAATAAGGCGCAGCTTGTTTCTTGTTTTGATACTCTGCAAGATTTCAAAGATCTTGACGACATATACATTGATACAATAGATAAAATGATAATAAATGAATTAATTAATAGGTTGGGATGCTTAATCCAGCAGGCAAGACATTATCCAAGCGAAATTACTTAAGCCTAACGCGCTTAAGTTAGTGGGTTTTCCCGGTGAACCCTTAGATCAAAATCACCGGGACTATAGTTGTGAATCTTGTAATTTCTCTCCGTTCTTGCAAGATGTAGAATAAAATGGATTTGTCTATTGATCCATAACAGCGAAATCAATAGACGCTTTATATTAGGGGAATATTGAAATGAGAGTAAATGATTATATAGATGAGATGATAAAGAAGGATGAAGAAATTGACCGAATAAGAGTATGTATTCTTATAAAAGACAAGCAAATAAGTCATTTGAATAGAAATATATTTCATCTGGAATACGAAAATAAAGAATTAAAAAATATGCTTACTTCTTTACACCAAAAAGTCTCTGAGCTAACTCGCATATAATGACTAATGCCAGAGATATTCCACTAAGAAATTTATTGTCAGATATTAAAGAGTAACCTGCCGCTACTGCGCAAGTGCCCTTTATAGCATCTGCTATAACTAGGATTTTTTTAGGGGTAATTTCATAGAATTGATCCTTGCCGAATAATATTCTATTTCTGTTCTTCATTCACTTTAATGCCTTTATTAAACAAAAATGACAGAATTCACTAAATGGCGCTCCTTTCCTGCCGTACCAGTCAAGTTGATATCCATTTATAGGCTTTAGGGATTTCCATACATTAATGATTTGCGTCCATGCGACGTCAGATTCATTCCAAACGCATTTCCCATTAACCAATGGGACTATATCAAAAGCTTTCGATTTAGGCGAGCCGTTTATTGTGTAGTTGTGATCAGATTGTCCGCCTTTAGCACGCGTTACGATAGGTCCCGGCTTTGTCCTTCCTTGCGCATATATAGAGTCCTGCTCCGCATTGCTGCGGTATGTGCATGTGATTAGCGGGGTGATGCCAGCGTCTTTGCAATCGGATAGAAACTGCTTACAGAGCGGAATCAACTCGGGGTGTAGATCTTCAATTTTTCTACTGGCCATCTTTAAATCTCCCATTACGGATTAGATATTTTTCTCGCGTATACTCCAGCTTCTTTTTTTTTTCTTCCATTTCCTGGGTGATTATAAGCGCCTCATGCTGCCGTTCATTTTTCTGATTCTCTATATATCCCCAAAGCGAAGCGCACCCTATGCATATAGAAACTAATGCTTTCCATCCAACCTTTGATGCTTTTATTATTGACTTCTGGTTTTCAGCTATCTTATTAAGATCTTTTATTATTGCGTCATGTTCCAGTATCTTTTCTGAATGCAAGCGTTGAGTGAAATTTAGGTGTGATACATCCTCGGTCAGTTTAGTCATAAGTTTGTCAGAAGCAGCCCGACGAAAAATATCATCTTCCATTCGGAGATTTATTTTTTCAAGCAATGGAAGACTATTGTCAATTTGAGCGCATAACTTCTCTACGCGATCCGATAAATGATCAATATTCGTTTCTAGCTTTGCCGTTTTAATGATGTTTTCTTGCAACCTTCCGATATCTAAAGACATAAAAATATCACTCGGTAATCATGTATTCTCCACTTTCCGTAATCATCAAGTTTCCATCTTCGGTTAACATGAAACTTCCAGGAGAGATTGGAATAAACTCAGGAAAATTATAATCTTGAGTAAACGGTGCCGATAACAGAGGGTTATCAATTAACGCCCCAAGAGGATTACTGAGACGCATACATCACCACCCCGAGCTCTGAAGCAAGAGATCGTGTTATAAAATGCAATACATCCCCAGGTTGCACAATTCTGACTTGCGGATTATGCTCGCTAGTTGTTTGTGTAAATGATGAAGTGGGCAATTCGGCTGTGGAATTAAGGGAATACCACATCGAAGTACCGGGCTCAACAGATAATATGACTGCAACGCGCGGGTAAATCGGGTCGTTTGTTTGGGGGACAGTTAATGTCTGTTCAACACTTGCCGTTAATATGGTTTGGAACTTTGTGTTGGAATCAGCAAGATTATAAGCAGCGACGCCGTTTATATCTTTTCCGATATTGAATCTTGTCATCTTCATAATATTTCTCCTAATATTTGATAAAGTAATTTAAATAGACATTTTTTGTATTCAGTTGATCTGTCCCTGCATAGTCGCTTGGCGCATATCTTGATAGTCGTGTATCAGGCCCGGTCGGGTATGCTGGATATATAGCAGGTGCAATCCCGAAGCTAGGTAGCGTTGATGAAATAACGTTACCTAGCTGAGATTCAAAAGCATAGCTTCCAGGATATCGGCCAGTAAATAGATTGGTTCCATCTCCGTTTATTCTGAATCTGAGCGCTTGATCTTCAGTTCCCCCTATATTATCGTAACCTTTAACTTGCCAACCGCGTAAATCAGGGATTCCATAATACATGCGATTTATAGCTACAATTGTTGCGTAAGAAATATCATCAATATTAGCCGAGATGCTATATATAACTTTTATTCCAATAGCGCCTGCAATATTTGGATCAGTTCCAAGATTGTTAAGGCTATACCAAACATAATATCTTTGCGTTCCTACAAAAAAATTAAAATACGAGTTTGGAGGAATTGATGAACCTGCAACCGGAAATATATAACCGATTTCAGCGCCAGATATCGCTCGACTAAGAGTAAACCCAATATCTGGCAGAGAGTAATAATTTGTTAGATTTACCTGAACATATGTGTTTGTTCCTGGAACGGCTGGGACTGTTCCTACACCATTGATATTGAACCAAAAAACCACATCATTTATTCCCGTAGGTTGACTTATTCGCATGTAACTACTTGGGCTTGGAAGCCCAAGAACCTGTGGTCGGATTAAAAATTTTACTGTTAGCGTTCCATATCTCTCTCCAATATCTACATTGCAATATGGCTGAGGAATAGTAGCTGATGCTTGCAGATTTCCTGTCACGGCTATATTTGAAGCCGCTGAAGTTGAGGAGCTAACGGTTGTACCAGCTCTCGTTGATTGAACCCATAAAGTCAGGGGATCTTCGCATTGGTATGAATTTAATGCGTAAACATCGCTGTTTGCTACACCTGTTGCTACGCGACTAAATTGAAACCCTGTAGGTACAGCGCCATCAGAAGCCGGAGCCGAAATACCAGCACTATTAGCTGAAATGGTAAAAGGGGCATTTACAAGTTGGGTTAATCTGCGTGCGGTTACATAATCTTTTCCGGTTCCAAAGTAAGGAACGCCTCTATTTTCAACAGAGTTATCTAGAAGAACATCACGCAAACGACTACAAGGAACGCCGCTATTGAAAAACCCATCTGTCCTGATTGTATCTCCATAACACAATATTGAATATTTTGGCGCGGTTAGTGAAGATGTCATTCCAAAAGTCCCTATTTGCGAATAATCATAATCAATTCCTTTTTCTGTAGAAATTATAGGGAGCCCCCAGCTTTCAGCATTAAATCCAGGAATGGGAGGCACCAAGCTTCTGTCTGTAAAATCTTCGTCAGTTGAAATCGGAAATTCTGTGATTGTTGTTTCGCCAATCAGGTTTGCAAAATCTGTCATGACAATGGAGAAGGAGATATCAACCGGCATACTAAACGCCAATTCACAAAAATCATCGTCAGAAGGACCAATAGTTTTTCCTAAATTTGAGCCCCATAAAAAAGAAACAGTAAAGTTTTGTTGCGTTGGGGTAATAGTGAAATCATCAATATTTATGATTTCTTCAGGGTCTCCACCCGTCCCATAGTTTTTGATTATATTAAAGCTTATGGGGAAGCTCCCACCGCTTGTAGATCTCGCTGAAAAGAAGATGCTATACATTTGAGTATCAGAAGCGAATTTATTTACATCGTTAAATTTCTTCCGAAGATCTTTAAATGCGTCAGAAGGAGAACCGCCATTTGATTGTATTACAACCTCATATCTAGGGCTCGCTGTGGGGTTATCTGTATATGCAGATAATCGATTGAATGTAACAGTGTCAATAGCAAGGGAAGTAGTAGGACGCTCAAAAGTCCATCCGCCTGGGGCGATCTGCGTTACAGCGCTCGTTATTCGTCCCGTAGGCGTTCCCGTTACAATATTTGCGCCAATATTATTATGTAGAGCAAATTGACCGTTAGGTATTAGATTTAAAGTAGAGTCTTGCCCGTTATTTGCTGATTCTGTAACAGCTTCAGGAGGCCATGCCTCACGTGTAAATTGTAGTCTTCCGCCGGTAGGACCACCAGCACTGTAGACCTCAACATAATAAAGCTGTAGATTTCCTTCCGCATCTTCAGGAAAAAGATAGGGAATAAAATCATTCCCCGAGCCATCTTCTGGAGTTCCAACAGAGCTAAGTGTTATTTTATTCCCAATAGGAGTGAAACTATAATTCGGAGGACTTCCAGAAATCTCATAAACAGATTTAGCATTGGATCGGTTGTTGTCTTCGAAGAAATACACTTCACCATTCGCTAGCGGGAATCCAGTATCTTTGTCTACGAAGTATTGTTGAAGACTTGGAGACATTAAGTAACGTGTGTCTATTGTCATAATTTTAATCTCATTGAAAACGGAGAAAGTAAATGATTAATATTATTATCGATTTAGTAATACTTTTGTTTAGTAAAATATTCACATGGTTAGGTCAAAATTTGCTATATATAATTCTCGATATAACCGTATTTTTATTCGTATTTATTTGGCTCTGCGATATTTACGCAAAAAAAGAAGCGGCCCAACTTGAAAAATATAGAAATGATCGAGATAACGAAGAGCGAAAAATTAGAGAAGAAAGAGAATACCAGGAAAGACAGAAACGTCTACCTAGATAACTCATTGTAATATTTCTTTAGATTTTTTGCATAGTCATCTTCATCTAACGCATCACCGATTGTAACTGTAATCCCTTTGTGCGCTCTTCGAACATTTGGCCGAATAGCGCCACCTCTTTGTTTGTCAGCTATAATAGCTTTAACCAATTTCTCGCGCACCTTTTCATTAGTTAAAAGATTGGTCAGGCCTCTAGCGCCACCCAATACAGTACCGGCACCTGCCGCAACTCCAGCAGGTCCGCCAATCAGAGAAGCAATAGTTGTAGCAATACTTCCGCCCAAAAATGGTGTAAGGCTATCCGTTGCTTTTTGACCAGTATTAGGGTTAAGCATTCGATTCAATGGGCTACTATTCAATTTAGAAAGCTCCATGAAATCATACATCTTTTGAGATTCGCCAGGTCGGTTAAATAGAGCATCCATCTGATTGGGTCCGAGTTTATTCTTACCAAAAAGAGTTTTTAGCTTTGACGGATCTACTTTCCCATTTTCTAATGCCCTAGATAAATATGAATATTTAACTAGATCTTGAGTTTTCTCAGGCAAGACATTCATTAGTTTGCGAACTTGATCGCTTTTATCCGATGAAATTCCCGTTTTAATAAAAGAAGAAACTATCTCTTCTGGAGATTTCCCGCCACCTAAAAATTTGTAAATATCTTTATCAAGGAATTTTGAAAAATTCTGCGCATAATTCTTTTCGGCAGCCATGTATTTTTCTTTGATTTCAGGATGTCCGCCATATTTTGAAAATACGTCCAGAGAAGTATTTATATCATTTTTAAGGGCTTTCGAAAATTCAGATAATATTTGACCTTTTCTTCGTGATGTAGGATCTCCTGACGCAAAATATTGTTTAGCTTCGCTAGACAATTTACCTTTAAGCATGTTTGCCTCTTTGAGACCAAGGACGTTTTCCTTTTCTCTGTCAAGCATAGTAAATAATCCTACTTTACTTTTTGGCATTAATCCTTCTTTTAGATTTGCGGCCCTCTTTATTAAAGATCGTTCTTCAGGGAAAAGGTCAAGAATATTTTTAGATTCAATCTCATCAAGATATTTTTTCGCTGTCTTTCCCAAAGATCCCGCAAATATTTTATACCCTAATTCTTCGGCTTTTTTTTCTGGTTCTTCATATAATTTGTTTTTAATGGCAGTTTGTTCTTTAAATACTTTATGTAAAGAATCGCCAATTTCTGAACTTATGTTTTTTTCAGGTACTCCATGACTTAAATCATTAAGAATAACTTTAGCTTGGGTATTTAAGTCATGCGCAACATTTGCAGAGGCATCTTGAGCACCGCTGAATGGTATTTTTGGAAGGTTATTTTCCAGCATTCGTTGAAGAGCTGGGGATTGGATAACATTACCTATACCAGTTTCCGTGCCTTTTGTGAGCCGTAAATTTTCTAGAAGTTCCTCCGCAGGAACTCTTCCCGCAAACATCTTGTGCGGAAGAAGACGCCCAGCACCCCCTAGTAATGCATCTGCAGCTAATGATGCGCCCCCCATCTCAGCAGCGCCTTGCATTCTATCGTCGGGAGACTGAGAGGCCCCATACAATCCTGCGCCCAAACCACGCCTTGCCACGCCTTGAGCGCCACCAAGGGCCATTGATATTCCATCGGCACCAGCGGCCGATAAAGGTACCCCAGCACCTCCAGGAACAGCACCCCCTAACCCTGCAGCTAATTTACCTAAATACGGGATTGATTCGGCGGCCCTCAACGCACCCCCGCCCGCAATTCCTGACAGACCAAACGCGCCAATGTCTCCGGCAATTTTCCCATAATCATACGCGTCCCCATGTCCTGTATTTACCAGGGGAGATTTGAGTTGAGGAACACTTTCTGGAACAAACATATTGGCGATATTTCTAAAAGAATTGGAGAATTTGTCCCCGGCTCCTAGCGCAAAATTTGTAACCGGACTGTCAGCGGCTGACTGCAAAAAACTTTGAAGACCGCTCATTTTATTTTGATGATAAACACCATCAGGCGAATTAGAGTTATCAACGCGTTTTATTTGTCCGCTAGATACGGCGTTTTTTATATGCGATTGAATTTCGTCTGAGCTCATGTCGTCAGGAAATTCAATTTCACTGGGGAAGTGTCCGGGAAGGTCGATTATTTGCATTATCTTAATGTCCCCGTTGCGCTATCCCATGTTAAACGTTTTGTAATTTTATTCGTATTCGATGGCATCTGATTATTGGTTCCCTCAGCAGGAAGCTGAGAAGCATACCCAAGCTTATTATAAGAACTGTCTACAGATTCCCCCACTCGACGCATCGTTGACTTAAGATTATTAAGCTGTGTCATAAATCTATCAGGATTTGAGGCTAAAGAGTCAAGCGTTTGATCGTACATATCGTTTAACTCTTTTCTTTGTGCATCCGTAGATCCCATGCCCTCAAGCTGTTTTATCCTGTTTTTAATAGCTGTCATATCATGATGCTTGAAACTTTCATAATCTGTCTGAGCTTTTGGATTAGATTGTAACATTTTTTGAAGGGCGCCTTTACCTTGCCTAAAAGCACCTGCGTATTGAGATGCGCTTTGTGCTTTTTGCATGAAGCCCGGGCTACCCATAAATTCTTCTAACTGTACCGCACCTTCCATTTGATTGCGATTCTTCATGGTATTTAACGCATTATTTGCGGATATCTCAGCCGCTTTCTTTTGACGATTAATGCTTTCTGTACTTGATGAAAATGGATTTTGATTTGGAACAGAAGCAATTCCCGCCCTTATAAGGTTGTCTTGCTGTTCAGGGGTGAGATTTAAAGCATAATTTCCACTTTTTTGTTGTAGATCAGCGTTAGCCGAATTACCTAGATCAGCTAACATATTTGTAAAAGCTTCTGGATTATCCGCAATCGCAGCGGCTCTATTTGCTGCCGGTAATGCACTTAAGAGTTTAGCGAATTGAAACGACTGTCCAAATCTATTTTGTTGATGACTAAGCTTTTGTTGATTTAAAGCGTGCTCCAAAGGAAGAAGCCGCAATTTTTCTCTATTAATATCTAATCCTAGCTGTCTTTCATCTGGGGAAAAATTAAGATCCATTCGGGATAATTGATTTGCGAGATTTCCATGCTCTAAATTCTGCTCATAAATTTGAGGCTGATATTGAAGTTGAAGTTGAGATAATGCGTTCGCAAGCCCCCCCTGCTGAACGTCATTTTCTAGTTGCTGTGGGGCAAACTTGTTTTTTAGCTCCGAAAGTTGATTAGCTAAACGGCTTTGTTTTAAACCTTCACGTTTCTCCCACGGAGAAAAACCGGCGTTTAATCCGCGCGTAAAAGACCCGATTAGGTCGAAATTGTTTTCCTGGGGCGCTTGAGCAGAATAATTAATAACGGGTAATGGCATTTAATTCTCCTAATTTTACCTACCTAGAAATCCACCGGCAACTGATCCAATTCCGCTCATTAAATTATTAAACAAGCTAGAATTTTGAGAGTTTTGATTGGCTTGTCCTTGGAATGCCATATTGGCCTTATTCAGTTCGTTGTTAGCCAATGTGTTTCCAAATTCATTGGCCGCACTGTAGCCAAGTTGATTTATACCGCTCATGCCACTTAATCCTTGACCGTACATGCCTAAGATGCTTTGAATATAGCTCATGAAGTCCTGGTTAGCTAAATTAGAAGCGATAGATGCTGACTGATTTTGATGTGCCGGTGTCCCAAGCATTCCGCCCGCAGCTGCAGCGTTGTTAGCGGCATTCATGCCTTGATTCATTTGAAACTGGTATCCAGGCGAACTTTGATAGCCACTTCCAAATGCGTTAAACATATTCCCTGGATCTTTAATCAGCGATCCATATTGACCCATTAGTGTAGAAAGCGAATCTTTTCCCGCTTGCATGTACGGATCATAAATTGGCTTTATTAAACCTGGAATATTTTTCATATACTGCATTGCAGAATCAGCAGGATTTTTATTGTTTGATGATGCGAAAGGGTTAAGGTTCATGATTCACCTATAATGTTGGGATTACTTTTGCTACGCCAAGAATGCATATTTTTAATTGATTTGTTTGATTATCATACATAAGTGTGCCACTTGGTTTTGCGTTAGAATTTGCGGTAGAACAAATCTTATTAATATCCGCAGTTGACAATGCAGGAATCACCATGCCGTCATTAGACAAATTTTCCTGCGCTTGTGTAAAGAAAACATCAAAAAATTGTTGTACAGAAGGCAGCAATTCCCCATCCTGATCTGTAAATTTTTGCTTTGTGTATGTCGGAACGTTCATTGTCTTATAACCATGACGCCCTCGAATGTATTGAGCGGGCTTTTGAGATGAAATCGAAATTGGAAAACAAGATCATTTGCAGATCCAAGTTTCCACCATTCAACGCGATCAATCCTATTTCCAGATAAATTTAAAGGATTGGCTAAAGAAGAACCAAAAGTTATACCGCCGTCCCTGGAAATAGAAAGAGCTACGCGAGGGACATATTCGGTGTTCCTTTCCATGTATTCTGGATCATTTCCTTGCTCCATTGTTAATGACATATTGGTTACAATGAATCGTTTCGAGTTTGGCAGGCGGAAATTTGAAGTGACTCTAATTTTCGGGATATCAAAATTTTCCGTGCCGTAATCGTAAGAAGACAAGGCGGACGCCATGACATATAACGATGCGTCATTTAAACTAACGAAATAATACTCATCTTTAAAGAATGCGACGCTGCGAGCAATGTGGTAGTTCATGTTCTCGTCGGTAACATCGAAAAACTTTTTGGTCGTAAAATCGTAGATCAATGAGTAGTTATCTTTTTTATCATAAAATGTTATCTGGTAAATAATATGACCAAGGATCTTAACGATGAATCCAACTGACTTTTCAGGGTTGGTTAAAAGCTGTAGTTTATTATTGATTCCATCGGTAGATATAGTCTGAACACTGCTTCCTGTTCCCACCATTATCACTACTTCAGATCTTTCGTTAGTTCCAAGCCATGCTATAAAATTCTCAGAAGTTGCTACACTAGCAGCGCTGATACATCCGTAATCGAAGTTCAAAGACGTATTGCGTTGATACGGGAAAAGTGCCCCCCCTACATCCGTCCATAATTCCGATACATTTCTACCCATAACTAGTAGAAGATTCCCGGATCCGGGAAAACGTACAGTAACGCGCGCATAGTCTGGCTTCGTTTGTATAGCGCCGATTACGGGCTCTCCTGATGCGCCCCAGAACCAATCAAGGCCATCACCCACTTTTGAAAGCGCCCATTGTGCGCTCTTAGTGTCTGGCGCAATAAAACGGCCATTTTGATATGTCACATAGCCGGGAAAAAATCCAATCGGAAGATTTGCTATATTGAAAGTGTCGGTCAAGTAGTTATAAATATACATATTCACTTGATCGCAAATCGCAATCTGTCCTACGTTGTTTTCATCTATAAAAACAGCGCCTTCAACTGTAGATAACATTCCTATTTTTTTAGTGAGATATTTCTTTTTACCCGAGGCACTCGTGCTATAAAATGAAATCGAATAAACAACGTTGTTTATAACAACGATCATTGCATTAGATTTTATACTTGTAAATGCGGAACGTCCTTGTCCTTTTATTCCATTTGGAATTATTTCCCTTCTATATCCGGCATATGAAACGAGCCAATCATCGCTCTGTATCATGTTAAAAGTGCGGCTCGCTAATATTTTTGGGTTTAGACCAAATGTTGACGAACCAACAATATCGACAGGTTGGTAAGATGATCCTGAAACAGGAGTTTTTAGCTGCATTAGGGCACATACCCCACGCCTAAGTTTGCCATTCCATAAAATCCTGGACGTCTACGAGCGCTAAGTGTTGAGAGTTTTTGAAGTGAAAAATCTTGCGGGCTAATGTCTGTCATTAAGGATTCATATGAAGCCAATCGAGCGCGAGCAGATCCAGGAAAATCAATCTCATAAAACTCACACATATAAGATGCTAGTAAATATCTAAGATACTCAATGTAGAAATCGTCTAAAGTTAAAGATAAGTCTTGGTCCAATGTGACGGATTTTAAACTGAAATTTCCGTACATCTCAAAAGGGTATGTTGTACTCGGAAGATAATACATATAGAGATTCGCGCCACCTTTTGCGCGCTCTATATGATAAGAATAGGGCAAAGATCTAACATTGTTTGCTCTAGGTCGTCCGAAATATTCTTTACGCGCTAAAGGCGCCATCGAATATCGAACGGTACCAATCGTGA